ACCGCGTTGCGCAATCAGCTGATCGAGCGTGGCCTTGCCGTCGATCTTCTTGGCGAGGTCAAGATCGAGATCGACGACCCACATCCCGCTAGTAGGGCCGGTCGGTGCGCCGATCATGGCATCAGGCCACTTTTGCCACCATGCACGAATCTGCGTCTCGTCTCTGGTTGCGTTCTTGAAGCCCCTAGGAGTGAGCGGCCTCTTGTCGAGCGGGTTGCACGGAAAGACCGGGATACCCCGGCGTGAGTATTCAAGCGCGGCTTCGAGCTCGGTAGGCATCTTGTTAGCTCACGGTTGTGGGCTCATGTGATCTTTCCGCCCAATTTGTAGAAAAGGCTGTGACGGTATTTGTGTTGGTTCGGTCGGCTCGCGCCCGTACACAGTGCGCGCGGCCATGTCATCACCAAACGCGTGGTGTCACAGGAAGCCGGTGCTTCTCACGCTGTACAAAGAGGGCGATCTCGGTCCATTCGAGCTTTCCATTAGTGTTGCGAAACGTACCGGTGCCGTGCTGTTTGGCTTTGGCCGCCTTGACGCCTTCGGCGTAGCCGATGGCGCGCGCGTTCTCGATCTCGCTTCGAATTTTGTGCTTATCGGCATCGGTTAGACCACCGCCATTTCTTGACGTGCTCAGCGATTGCATGGATGTCGATACCAGAGGATACCAACAGCCGGATGATCGCATTCCAGCGGGGAAGCGCTCATGACGCCAACAACCTTCGCAACAGTGTGCGTGACTGTGTTCGCGCTCGGCAATCACTCGGAAAAAGTGCGATTACGAGCAGGCTCGTGCGGCCCTGTTGATTGACCCAGCTAACTTTCCAGTGCCGACCGTGCATGACATTTGGCCTATACCCACAGGCGCGGATCATGGTCAGCGCCTCGTCGAGCAGTTCGGTTTCCCGCTTTTTCGCCAGCACCGTACCTTGTGTGGGCACATCCTGCAGTGCCACTCCTCAGGATCGTCATACGCGCGTGGAAGCAATTCGCCGGCGCGAGTCGCCTCGATGATGTTGACAGCGCGATCGCTCCACAACTGCGCGCGCTCAGCATTGAATGGCACGAGAAAGTGCAACCACTCACAAGTGTCGGCGTTCGTGATGGTAAATAGCGCGGGATTGGTGATGTCGAGATACGCCTGGTAGAGCGACACTTGCGCTAGATACTGTGGGTATTTCTTTTCGAGTCCGTCGCGCTCCACCTCGCACCAGCCTCTGGCATTGAGAGCCTTGTGCTCCCAGATCGCGGGATAGATCAGGTAGGCGCCTGGCAGATCGGGGCCATGGATGATGATGCCGTCGGCGTGTCCGCGTAGTGCCCCACCGGCGGCAGAGAAAGCCAGGAGTTCGGGTGGCGCAAACCTGAAACCAGCCGCGATGAGACGCTGGCGTGTGCGCTCTTCGAAGTAGTGTCCACGATCGAAAATCGCGCGCGTCCTGGCCGCGAGCTCCGACTTACACCACCAATCATATTGAATGCGGCGGGTGCATTCGTGCCCGACGATCGATGCGCCCAAATAAGGACGCGGAAGCTCCGCGGCCGCTGCCGCAGCGCGCTCGATCGCCTCGTTGACGGCGACATTGATTGGCTCGATCGATAAGTTGGCGCGGTTGAGATTAAGCATGTTACGCGGCCATCTTTGGAGCGTAATGGATGACCGGAGTCAGGGTTTTCAGGTGACGGAATTCGACATTCCCCCAGAGATACCAAGCGCTGTTCTCCTTCGGCTGCATGCGGGGATTTGCCGGATGCTCGAACCATTTGACGCGCCGAGTGAGCACCAGCTTCGCGACAAACTGTTCGCACCCACCAAACAGATGTATGCGTGTCTTTGCCGAATCGAAGTCGGCTGGCAGTAACAGCGCTAGGAACCCGTTCCCCATTCGGAGGATTCCACATTCAATGAAGCGCTCCGCCCATTTTCCGCGTGGCCCAAAAGGGGGATTAGTGATGATGCCGGCAAACTCTCGGGCCATGAAACGGTCCGACGTAAAATCAAAGATGCCCGTGAAGCCTGGATACCCGTAATCGACAACGTCAGTGCTGAAGACTCTGGCCCCGGCATCGATTAATGCATCTGACATCCGACCATCGCCACAGGCGCATTCCCATACATCCTTGCTGCGAATGTTGATGAGCTTGCTGAGCAACTCCGTTACCCACGATGGGGTCGGATAAAAATCACGTTCAACTCTCGCGTAACTGGTCTCGGGTTTACCCATGACCGAAACTCACTCGTCAGAGACCGACCTCGTCGTTGAATTCGTCGGGTGTCATCAACGGGCCGCCCGCGGCGGCATTGGCCTGTCGCGCAATCACGTCGGCGCTCGATTTGCGGGTGATGCCTTTGTCGCTCAGATCACGCGCAGTCATCGCCTTGCGGATCAACGGCATGGCCTTGAGCAGGAATTCGATGACGGCATCGCGTGGCCATTGTGCGAGCGGCTTCGACCAGTCGACGATCTCGGCGCAGGCATCGGCCAGGTCCGGCAAGATTGCCGCCACCGCGCCACCGTCCCACGGCTCGGGATCGAGCATGGTCAAACGGATGAGCTGTTCAGAGTCGAGCTGTTCTGCAGCTGCCTGTTGAGCGCGCTTGTTGATCCAGGCGAACAACATTGCGGTGAGAATCCAGCCCCATTCGACATCACTAAGTCGTCCGACTGGTGTGCCGGGTGGAATGGGGGCGTCCATCTGGACAACCCCACGTGCAGCAGTAATGGCAGCGGCGGTGGCATCCCGCTGCCACTGCTCTTCGAGCGCGGACAGGGAGATCTGCCTGATGCGGAATTTTTTTCTCACGATGCCCATCCCGGTCGCTCGATGGGCGGTGCAGAGCTAGAGGGCGCAGCCGCTGATGGAGAGCCACCACCATTGAATGGGGGCGGCTGCTCGACCGGGTGCCATTCCTTCCGGTCGGGCGTGATCACTCCCGCTAGGACGTTTTTGTCTGGCCAGTTTCCACTTCCATCGTTCCTTGCGTTGCCCCTCTCGATGCCGATCCTGGCAATGAAGGTCATACCCTCAAACTGTTTGACGCTCACCGTGCGGGCAGCGCGCGCTTGCGGACTTACATCATCGGGCTTGAGCCCAAGCGCGGAGTCGAGGATCGCCTTGAGCGTGCCGCGATTGATGCCGATGGACTTGGCATGTCCGGAGGTCGTGCCCTCAAGAATCCAGTTCTCCCAGAATTTGCGACCTTTGAACGGCCCATCAGTGACGGCGAATTCGCAGTCCAACATCTCACAGCTGCCGTCCTTGCTGCGCTCGAGCATGCCGTCCTCGCCGGCATTGCCGGCGCGGATATGCAGGACGACCGTGGCGATCGTGCCATGAGGGATCAACTCGAACTGGGGTGGTGGAGCGTCGCTGTAGTCAAAAGGCATGACTGCCTCCTCTATGTTCGAGCAGACTGCTCGGGTGAGACGATTGCGAAAGGCTTGCGTTGACCCGGACTGGTAAGCTTTTCGATCAGCGCGCCAAGGTTTGGCGACTCAAGCTGATCGAGGCGCCCAGAACGATCCTTAGCTGGATAACCCCAGGGATTCGGAGAGGTCGCAACGAACCCGCGCACGGGATTGCGTTCGCCGAAGTCAATCCAGGTCATGGTAACGATTTCATCGACGATCGCCGGCAGCTCGCGTCCAGTTTTCCCACCCTCGATCTGTGGCTGCCACGTCGCGATGTTGAAGTCATCGACTTTCTTTTCGAGCACCGCCACGAAAACGACGTTGCGTCCGCGAGCGTGCTGAAGCTGGTTCAACCAGGCCACCATGCTTCTGCCGTGCGTTCCGTAAATCGCGCGCAGGTCTTTGCGACCGCGATCCGTGATTGCCTCCGGTTGTTGTTCCGCGCACGTGAAGCAAAGCCGCGCAGCGGCGGTTAAGCTATCGACAAAGAGGGTTTGATAGGATGCGAGATGTGCGAGCTCAGCGTTCTGCATCACCTGATTGAAATGCGCCTCGCTGTAGCAAGCAGTCGCTGGCAACGCTGGATTGAAGCCGCCGAGCGCACACGCCAGGTCGCGACACTCCTTCCACCGTCGTGGCCGCACGCTCGCGACTGAAAGGTCAGCTATAGCGATGTCGCCAGCCTCGATATCGACCAATAATGTTGTCGCGAGCATTTCTCGACTCAGCGTGCGCAACAGGCTGGTTTTGCCGACCCCGCTTGGCCCCACAATTAGAATTTTCGCGCCACTCTTTTCAGCGAGCCGCTGATCCGCAGTGATGATTTTCATGGCGCGCCCTCGTTTTGCGCGAGGACAGCGCGGGCGTACGAGTCGGGCTCGAGCCCATTCGGGACGGTTTTGTTTTGGATATTGCCGAGCGCCAATTCGAGCTCACCGATGCGCTTGGCATTGCCCTTGGCGCGCTCCGCTATCATCACGATTCTGGCCGCAAGTTCGAGCGTGGTCACTACCAGCAACGGTCTGCGATCGGCACGAAGAGCGAGAAAGTCGCGCCCGTCGAGCCAGTCGTAGAGACGGGTGAATCCATGCCCGCGAACCTTCGCTTCACCACGCAGATCGCAACCGAGCGCGGGCATGGAGATGTCACCCCCGAAGCGCCCACGCATGCTGCCACTTAATGGCACGCGTTCCGCTGCCAGCCCGCGCTCCTGGAGTACGCGGACGATGGCGCGCTCCGCACGAGCGCCCTTGTCACGTGATGCGCGGCCGCCGGAGCTCATGTTGTTGCCTCGGCACGGACCCGCCTTTGTGATCGACGAGGTATGCTAGCTTTAACGAGTGCCTTCATGATCTTTTCGGCCGCACCGGCGACGTCAACTGTCGGCGGTAACTGCCGTTGGCCATGCCTAGGCAGCGGATGACGTATCTCATTGGTCCTGCGCTCCATCACCAAGCAGAATGCCAACTAACAAACTGCCTAGGCGCTCAGCCAAAGGTTTGTTCGTCGCATGGCCATCACGTTGCTGCGGCGCGCTTCGCGGCAACGTCGCGCTCGTAGGACTCGATTGCTTGGAGATCCCAGTAGCGATAGCGCCCGATGTAGACAGGTCGTGGAAAAGTGGCGTCGCGCTTCATCAGGCGATCGATCCACATATCGGACCTGCCGCCGTATCTGACGCGCAACTGAGTCGAGGTCAGGAATTGCTTGTTTGGGTTTGGCTTGCCCGGCACGTTTTTGCCTCCTTTGCGTTACTATCGCAGGCAACATAGGCACAGCTATTGCGACACGCCTACCACCCGCGAATAGGCTATTCGCGGGTGCCCGCGCGGCCTATTCAAAGGCGGCGGCAAAGCAAATTGCGGATTATGTCGGCGGTCTCTTTTTCTGGGCAGTCCTGTGCCGTTGACGAGCCCCGGTTTTGCCGGTCACCCATCTAGCCAGCTTATCTTCTTTTAACGGTGGGTAACCTTCCCGCCGATCAGACAGGGCGCGAGCGGTCAGCTCTATCGTGCGCGGGCGCGGCATGCGGCCCCTCGCATCACGAAGTTTGCTAAGCTTGCGTGCGTCTGCATCCCATGCTGGCGCAAACTTAGCATCCACCTTGAGGAGGCGCACTTCGCTGTTCATCAGTAGTAGCCCAGCGCGTGACCGAACCCGTAGAGGGCTACCCGACGGGTCCTTCCACACCAGCTCTTTGGTCGACAGCTCGTTGATCAGCTTGATCTCGCCGCTCATCAGGCGCCGCACGGTGCGTTCCGCCTGGACGTATTGCGCCGCCGCCGACATCCCGAACAGCTTGCGCTGTCCCCCTTTCTTCTTCCTCATCAGCTTGCACAAGCCGAACATGTCGGCGAGCATCTGATCTGCCTGTCGGGAATGCGGCACGCCCGAGCGAAGCAGCTTGGCCAGCTGCTCGAGGTTGCGCGTCTCGTAGGCCCGCCGCGCGGCGTGCAACCAGAGCACCACCACTAAAAAATGTTCACCGCTCACGCTTGCTCGCACGACGCAGTCGACAAGCTGGTCGAAGTGCGCGTCGATATACTCCTCTGTCAGACGCAGTTGTCGCGCATTGCTAAACATCACCTTATCTCTCCCTCTAACTGGCATCTGCACCATGACCGCCGGTGTTCGGTCAGTCCGCCATAAGCTTCATGACGTTGTCGATCATTATCGTCCCCCTTCTCTGAGTTCCTACAAGCGGACTAACTTTCTGATATTGCAGGGTTGTGCCGGTGTGCCGTCGCAGTAGGCGCGCCAGGCGGCCTCGAAGTCGGAGCGGAAATAACCTCGGTAACTCTTGGTCGTCGCGTCGCGGTGCGGCGGCCAAAACTTGCGCGGGCGGATGCCAAACGGCCGCAGCAGCGCGGCAAGCGCGCCCTGCGTCAGCTTGCGCGGGTTCTCGTTGCCATGGACACCACGGTATTCCGACCACATCTCGTCGTGTTCAAGCAGGCGGTCGATTAAGAGCTTGCTGGCGATGCGATCCACAGGGCGCGCGTAGAACACCTCGCGAATGTGATGCAGCAACGTGATAGCGACATCTTCGTCGCGATCCGTGCGAGCGAAGGCGATGGCGGCGTCGCGCGCGAGAGCGGACCAGGTTGGACCGCAGGCGTCGGCGATCGATAGCAATGGGCGCCAATTATCCGCTTGCCGCCCGCGCAACTCTGGCGGCATGTCAGGATTAAGGTTGAGATCGTGTTGGCCCAGCCAGTGCCGAATATGGCTGTAGACGATGTCGAGGTCGGCGGTATCAGCGGCATCGAAACGGCGCAATGATTGCGCGCCATCATGGCGCCGCATGCGGATGGTGATCGATCGGCTCATCAGCGGCAATGTCAGCGATCCGATCGACGCCAGTGCTACGGGTGCAAACACGTCGAACCGTTTCGACGTGCCCTTGACCATGAGGGTACGGTTACCGCCCTTGCGATAGCCACTATTAAGCACCGCGCGCAGCACAGCCTTGACCGGCATTTCCAGATTATCGGCCTCATCGAGCAAGAGGGTGCGCTTGCTCTGATCAACAGTGTGCATGATCGCCGGTGCAGTAATGCTGTCGGTCTTTTCGGCGCGCGCCACCAAACGGTTGGCTATGTCAAGCAGGGTGGTCTTGCCGCAGTTGTGCACCGGGCTAATGAGCACCAGACGCGGCGTCACCATGAATCTGTCGAACACGTGCGTGTGGATGATCCACAAAGCGACCGCAACATACTCGTGAGGCTCCAGCGCAACGTACTTCTCGAGTATGCCGTGGACAGTTTGGGCTGGCGTGTATGCATCGAACGGGTACTCGGACGGAGCAGCATCGCGCGGGTCGGATTGCGGCGACGCCGCGGTCGTTTCGTCGCGCAGCAATTCGGAGAGGTCGTTCCACGTCTTTCCGAGCCGCTTCAGCAGCGCGTCAAGTTTGTGCCAGGCCGCATTGCGCTCGCCTTCATTGTTCGACCCCATCCGGGCGTGCAGATCGCAGACGCGTTTGAGGTCCTTTTTATTGATTGTCATATCACGTGGCCCGGCACATCGGCACACTTGTGGATTTTCAATGATTTAGCCTGTGCGGCGACCGGCACGGGATTCGCATGGTCATTTCCATCTGCCGGCTGCGATCTGGTGATCTGCGCGATCACGCTGCTGCGTCCCTCGGGTTGCGCCGCTTCGTAGCGAATCAGTTTGGTTGCCATCGTTCAGTCCCTCAGCGCGGCGCTGGGATAGGTCACGCTGCTGCATCGCTTCGCGGCGACGCTGCGCTCGTAGGCCTCAATCGCGTCCAGGTGCCAATACCGGTAGCGCCCGATATGAACAGGTCGTGGAAAGGCCGCATCGCGCTTCATCAGGCGACGAGCCACATGCCGGAACGGCCACCGTAACGGATGCGCAACTGAGTCGAGGTGAGGAACTGTTTGTTTGGATTCGGTTTTGGCGGGCACGTCGATTGCTTCCTGTTGCTTACTGGCAGCAACATTAGGCACG